GTCTGAATACCGATAACAGATCCTGATTGACTAGATACTGAACCGATGGGTTATCAAAGAACTCAAAAAATATCGATTCTATATCCTCACCACCATGACAATCGAAGTCAATACAGTAGAACCCGCCTGATACAGCACCACAAGCGATACCGATACGGGAGCAGTTACTGAACCGCTGATCTATCTTGTCAATAGGGGAATATAGAAAAGGATGCCCGACGGGCAGCATCGGTGCTTTATTGTCTAGCAATGGTAATGGGTTTAACCCCTCCTGAAAGTATTCGTGTGCTGCATCGAGGATGGTCATACTCTGTTCATGGTGTAATACTATCAATTAAAAACCCCTATCATGTGGTCGAAGGCACAATCAAGGGGCTAAGGGTTAGCTAGTAACCAATGTCTCGTATCTTCGACAATACCCTGCTAAATTAAATACTTGTAGCGATTCTAGCAAGTGAAAGTTATTAACATACTTTAGTGTGTTCAATCGTTTTAAATATTTGATAAACCACTTGTGGCACTACTGCATTTCCATAGGGTTTGATGGACTCGTTGCGCCATTTAGGAAAGGTAATTCCGTCCAGTCTGGGGGAAATCCCCCTGAGAGAACGTCGATTGATCCTCTATGAATAGAGAAATCTGTTTTTGTGATATCATCGTAGCTGATCGCATTAGGCCAGTAGTGTTTTAAAACTTTTTTACCAAACTCATTCCATTCACAATGGAACACATTATTCCAACCCATCCACTGAGCAGCCAGGTCAAACCCTCCAATTCCAGAAAATAATGATCCGTGATTCATCCACCCCGCCTCCATTCCCGAATTTCCCGTTCAATCGCAACCGACTGATCTGACCCGAATAGCATATCACGGTGGTACTGTTCAAAGTCACCCTGTGATAGTCCACTCGCAAGTAACAGGCGCTTTAAGTTGATGCCCTCGTCTATGGCGGTTTCGATGAGGTTGAATATATTGAAGAGGTTGAGGCGGTTCATAAATTATTGAACATATTTAAATTTTTCGCCTCATTTTTAAACCGTTTATCGGCTTCTTTCATATTCAATATCATTTGATGGTAGTATGAGTCCTTTAGCTCAATTCCGATAGCTTTCCTGCCAAGTGAAACGGGGCTATAAACTTCAGAACCTACACCAGCAAAAGGAGTTAATACCACCTCCCTATGGTTGGAATATAACTCAACTATACGATCAATAACATCCAGTTGCAAAGGGTGTACATGCTTTTCGTCATCAGGGTCTTTGCTATCTCTGAATGGTAATATATTGTCAATTCTAATATCATCCCATACACTTGATGCGTAACGTTGCCAAATATAATGAGATAACTTATTGCTTTTTGGATCTTGGTGATCTTCAAATTTATGTTTCAGATACTCCCATAATTGATCCTCATTAAAATCAGATTTATTAGCATTATTCCACGCTCTCAAAATATTTGGAAGTATTGGAACCTCACCGTAATACCTGGTTAACCCATTGGTGTGCGTAACTGGAACTTGGTTTTCACCTTTCTTAGTAAAAATAAGTACATAATCCGGCATGGCGGTAAAACACTTAGTAGAATCCTCTACTATAAACTTATGCATTAAACTTTGAACCATTGTTCTCATTCTAACCTTTAGTGGCTCTTTCCAAATAGTTATCCGATTGCGATATTCAAAACCATGCTTCTCATGTAGTTTAATAATCTCATGTGGGAAGTCCCAAAGTCGGCAAGTGTTATCAAACACGTCAGTACAATGAACGGCAGTTATTCTACCAGGTTTTGTTAGCCGTGAAATTTCCGCAATTAAAAAATCATATTGATCTAAAAACTGCTCTTTATTTTCGCAATTAGAAAAGTCATTCTCTGAACTCGAATAGTTATACAACCCCGCAAAGGGAGGTGAATAAACCGATAGGTCAATGCTTTCATCTTTTAATGTAGGAAGCACAAGCATACAATCAGAATTGTAAATTGAATAACGGTCGGTGTGTAGTTGATCTTTTACCATAGTTTAAATGAATGAAGGGTTTATAATTTGTTTGTTAAATTCCTTTGTTTTGTAATCAAAAGATCGATTTACATTTTTTGTTAGATTATTATGAAGATCAATTGCCTTCTGTGTTTTTTGTTGTAAGGCTTCAATAACCCTGGTTTGCCCATCTGAGATAACCATATCTATTGTTACATCTCCAGTTTGACCGAATCTCCAGAACCGTCTCACACTTTGATAATATTGTTCGTACGACCATGTAGGAAAGAACACAGAGTGATTACAGTGTTGCCAGTTTAACCCCATTGAGGTCATCTTTGCTTTTGTTATTAATCGCTTAATTTCACCCTTAGCAAAAGCTATCAATATTTCCTCTTTCCGTTCAATACATTGGCTTCCTATAATTTCAACCGCATCTGAATCAGAGTTTTTAAGAATAGAACTTTCATTGTTAGTATTGCACCAATATACTGAGGTTTTGCCCTGAGCTAATGTAATCGCCTTTTCGCATCTTTTTTCCTCTGTTTGTTTCTGCTCATGCCTGACCTCAGTCATAGATTTTGCGATAGGTGTAAACATTTGTATCTGACCATTCACATCTATCAGTGATTGGTTATCTACGATGTGCTTATTTACAATTAAATTAGGTAACTGATACCGCTCGTTTGAGAATCCAATGTCACTAGGCATCTTAACCATTATTGACCATTGATTAACCCAAGCAAAAAAATCTCTTTCCGCGTGCGGTTTTAGATAAAACTTTTCACCGATGTTGCGATTTGTTGAGTCTACCGAGTTTTGGTTATTCTTAAAAAACTTAGTCAGCATGTCCATATACCCCATGTAACCTAGTGCCTCACTACTGGTTCCAAGCTCAATAAAATCATTTGGCGACGGCGTAGCGGTGCTTAGATATCGATACGGAACCTTCTTAATAAATGCAGTTACTTGTGACTTTATTTTACCGTCAAAGTTTTTTAATATACTGGACTCATCTAGTATAACACAAACAAAGTCATCCGAGTTAAAATAATGCAACCTCTCATAATTACATATCACAATCTTCTTAGTATGGTTGCCCTCCTTTGAATATTCAATATCATCAATACCTAACTTATCAGCTTCTAATATAAACTGGAAAGCAACAGCCAGTGGGGTTAGTATTAACACCTTCTTATTAGTGTGCTGAATAATATTTTTGGCAATAGCTAATTGAATTAAAGTCTTGCCAAGTCCAGTATCAGCAAAGATTGCAATACGGCCCTTCCTAACTGACTTCTCAATAATGAATCTCTGAAAATCAAAGGCCATATCAGGTATGTAATTTGACTCAAATCCAAAATTACCAATGGAATGTTTTTTGCGCTCTAGGAATTTTTGATACTCTATGTTCATATATTTTGTTTAGTTAATCTTCGTTTAAGTGCATTTACTCTTTGTTTGTCCGTACCAATGAGTATAGCCAGCTCAATCATTGACAGATGAGGATTCTCCATCACCACCCTTCTATCCTGAGCCGAATAGTACCGGTACGGTCGGGATGGCTTCTTCTTCTTTGGTGCTTTATTAGCTACCCTGCATATCACATTACAGTACTTCTTATTATGAACGGTAATCTCAACCGGATCACCACAGACAGGGCAGTTCATAATCCCTCAAACTTCCTTATCTGATCATATATCTGATGACTCTTCGACGATAGCGAGTCAACCGTACCCATCATGCCCTTGTACTTCTTAAAGAACCTAGCCTTACTAGCCTCATCTTTGAACGTGACGTGCATACGCTCGTCTGGAAGGTATACGATTATCATAGCAGTTTAGGATGTTGAATGTAAGTATAAGTCTTGTACCCTCGTGGCTCGTTGTATGGTGTCCTATCAAACATGGCTAAGGTAGTAATATCCCCTTCACAATCAATTGCCATCACCTTCTCCATTCTACGTAGGAACAGTTCAGTCTTGTGCTTCTCGTTAAACATAGCCGTTCTTAAGTACTCCCGCTCATTATACGGCACTGAGTAAACGATCTCATCCATGTGATCCATAACCCACTTGCGATAGGCTACGATCTTGCGGTAGGTTGTCCAGATGTTGTCGGTCATATCTCCCATACCCTTCCCATCCTAGACTGGATCAGTTCATGATACTCTGCCAGCCACTCCCTGCATTTGATAACACGGTCGATGATGGCTTGCTCGATCTCAAGGTCACGTTTGATCTTGAAGGCGATCCATCGGTCGGTGTCGGGTAGATTAGAATAAATGACCTCTCTATCATAGTTAGCCTCAGCTGGCGTGTCCATCAGCCCATAAAACAATATTGCCTCTGGTTTATCCCATAGCCTCATATAACCCATTAGCTGATACTGGTAATCCTCATCCATGTTACAGCAGTTATCTTGTAACGTCTTGCGATTCCAGGGGGCTTTGACATCGACCACAACAGATGGGAGGTCAACATCACAAGTGCCTACGAAATACTCGTCTTGTCTGGTCTCTTGGTTCTTGTCAGCCATACCATAACCTAACTGTTCAGCCATGAAGTCGATCAGGTCGTTCTCGACCCAATTTCCTTTATCTAGGTACTTAGAGTGTATCGGCTCACGGTCGTCGCTGTACCATTCTTTTAGAAAGGTCTGACAGGTCACAGGTAGGTTGCCATTCTTACCGTTGCCCATGATCTTACCGATCTGGGAGCAGTGGATTTTAAACAGTCTGTTCATTGTAGTTGCTCTATTTTAACTTCGGTTAGTTCTGGGATGGATACGGATAAGCGGTACTCGACTGCATCGGCTATGTTGGATAGTGGTGCGAAGGCGTTTTCATAATATGATTGTCTTCTAGGATTATTAAGGTGGTTGCATCCCTTGAAATCTTGTGTCCTTACTATCTCATTGAACCCCCTTAGACAAATATATGGCCTACCACAATTATCACAACACGAAAATCCGTCCACAATATACTCCCTGCCTTTTATGAAGCTATCATCGGAATGATTAATTACAGCCACCACCCTCTGACCTATCTTAAACCTACTCATCCGCCCCTCCCTTCTGCATCAACATCGCCTCAACTTCCGGTGTGACCTGGTACTTTTTTCTGATCTGATCCATTGTGTACCCGCTGGTGTGAATGGCCTTGTAGCAGTTGTCGAAGTCTTTGCCGGACTTAGATAGATAAGGCAGTACGTACTTCTTGAACCGGACTACGTAGCCGTGTCGGCTGTCCTTCATGGCAAACAGCGTAACAGGTATGCCGACCCAATCTTCCATAAAGGGCGATCCGGTTTCTTTAGTAAAGAACTTGGCATTGGTGGCATTCAGGATAACAGGCTTGTAAAGTGGTGTACCGTTCAGCTCTTTCAGGAATAATCCGGTAGCTGTTTTCTTAGCCTGAGTATTCTGATCGAACGTATCGGTGTCGTTGAACTTATCGATAGTGACCACCATTTCAGGTCTAAGCCCGTGTAACGAGGCTTGTAAATCTTCACCGGCAATATACCGGCTGTCATTGTTCTTCTTCCAGTGTGTTTTTGATTCAGTTGTCATAATTTCATCTTGTCTAATTGATTATTATAATAGTTAATGAGTCGGGCGCGAACGGCTAGGTTGAACGGCTTGTGATGGCGATAGTGTTTAGGTCTTCCGAATAGTTCATAGAATCCGTTAGGCATCTCAACACCATCAATTTTCTGCTGATTCCACTTAAGCATATCAGCGATCCGTTCCAGTTTGTCTAGGTCGTCTTGTATTTTACTTCTCATCTCGATCCCAGATTACGTCCCAGTCTAGCACTTTAATAGCTATGGTATGATGATCGATATAATCCTGGAATTTAGCAAAGTCCTCATCAGCACAAAACGTTCTCCAATGTCTCGTTAGGTGGGTCTTGTGCATCGGGGTCTCCACAATCTCATACATCTCACCCCGATCCCGTGTTAATAGGCTATAAATCATAATCCCGCCTCCTTACTGAGTACATATGCACTCCATTAATACAACTGTTAAAGAATGGTAAATTGAATCGGCAAGCATGTTGGCGCGCCTCCATTTCGTCGGTGAAGTAGATGTGGGTCATTTTGATTTAGGTGTTATAATAGTTTCAGGTATTGAACTGTGCTTACCTCCTTGTACTGGCTGTGATTGGATTAGTCTAATTGTATGTACACCCCATGCAATTTGCATTGCCAAGTCTAGTGTCTTTATCAGTCTTCTCTGATTTATTTTTTCTGATTTTGATTTAGGAAGTTTAGATAACTTATCTGCCATGCGAGTAAGTTTTGTTATCTCCTTAATGACATCTAATACATCCTTAGCCTTTTCTTCCAGCGTCTTCATGCATTCTTATTTAACGGATAATCCTTAATGAACCTCGAATGCAACTGACAGCATACATCAGTGTACTTGCGGTTATAATAATCCCATACCCGCTTGTTTGTAACCCGCTCCATCATCTGGACTAGCGGAGGGAGTTTGGCTCTAAGCTGTTGTCTTGTCATTGAGTTATTGTTCATGGAGGCAAATGTAATGATGAATATTGAAAAGTCAAGTAAAAATATCAAATATTTTTGTATTTATTTTAAAGTGCTGATAATCAACGAATAAAATTTTCTTTGATTATTTTACTTGACTTTCGGGTTTTAGTGTATACATTTGCACCCATGATATCAAATATACTATACGACCTCATAAGGACTTCTGGCAAGACCCAAGCCAAATTAGCTAAGGCTATGGATATATCCCCACAGTTATTTAACTACATGATTAAAAATCCTAAGAAGTTAAATACGGAACAGATTGAGTTATTAGCTACGGCTCTAAAGAAGTCCCCTCGTAACTTATTCTCATTAATTATAAACAACTAAACCTATAACCCCCTAAAAAAATGAACTTATTCAAAATATTTATCCCTAAAGAAAAACAACAAGCCGTCACAGAACTTGAAAGCTGGACTATTAAATGGAGTGTTTTTAATAAATATGTTTCAAGTTATGGCCACCTAGAAACTCATCATAAGGCTTTTATAAAAGAGGAGGATGCTGATGAATTTAAAAGGCAATTAAATGAGCAAGCTAAATTTTTGAGAACTTATATTGAAGTAATTAAAATCTATAATTCCTGAAACCAACTAAACCCAACCAACCCATGAACCCAAACGAACTCAGACCAGGCGACCGCATCATGATACCGGCAAGAGAAGTAGAAGTGATAAAAACTGAGCCTACTAATTATACTGGGATATGGCCTGTTCAATTTAAAAGCCATGACGGCTCTAAAGAGTGGCTTCACATTGATATTATACGATCCGCCCACCTCATCACCCCCGACAAGCCCGTAGCGGATAAGTGGGAGCCGAAGGTTGGGGAATGGGTTATCATAAATAATACTGAAGATAACCTACCAGAAAAAGATAACCGAGTCAAATTTATTGGAAGATCATCAAAAACCAGAACAATTGTTGGCGAAATTGAAGATGGTGGCTTACGATATGGTATTCACGTCAAGCCCATTCCATCCGCCCCAGCGATGGAGGATGGGCTGAGTCAGATACTAACATACACAAACAACTGGGATATTAAGGATAAAATCCTCGCATGGCACACCAAACACCAGCCGAGCATTCCGAGCGCGGAAGAGTTTAGTAAATATTACTGGGATGGAAATACTATTCGAGATACCTACGCCCACTTCGGCATGGACAAGATTGCAAGAGGGGAGGTGAAGAATGGTTAAGGCGAATGAACTCCGACTAGGTAACTGGCTCGAACGAAGTGATTCAGATCAACCATATTATTTCCAAGTAAGTGCAGTTGCATCAACTGAAATTTCAGGTAATCCAATTCAATTAACCGAGAAGTGGCTGGTGGAGTTTGGGTTGAAAACAAATCCTAATAACAAATATGAGTTTACCGATAACGAATATTTTACTATTGAATTAGATGGTAGTTTGTATTTTGAAGGTAGTTACACTGCGGTTGATATCAATTACGTCCACCAACTTCAGAACCTATACTTCGCCCTAACAGGTCAGGAACTAACTCGGAAAGAGTCGCACGATGGGAAGTAAGAAGTTTGAGATAAATAAATCATTTGTTAAGCTAAACAGACTTGATTTACTTGATATTGGATTTCAAGAAAGCCCAACATTTACAGTTGGTAAGATAATGTCATTTGAATTAGGTAGAGGCAGACAATTAGCGGTTTCTTGTATTGGAACACCAAATGAAATGGTATCTATTGGTTATCGTGAAAATATAAAAAGTCACAAAGTAACGGATTTGATTGTGCTACGAAATTATGATTACGACGGCTACACTTCAATGGATGCAATTAAGCAATTAATAGAGATACTGGTAACCCCCGGCGATTTCAAAGTTAACAGGTGAAAATAAGATATGAAAATGAAAAGAGAAATTAAGTTCAGAGCTTACCACATCGGTGAAGAAAAGATGTGTACCGTTTCGCTATTGCGTTCTGTTGGAGCATTCTTAGATCAAGTTGTTCCAGAACCAGATCAAATTGTTTCAGATAAATGGTACATAGCTGCTTTAGAAACTGGAAGGTTTTGTGATATGGCAGAGTTTCACCTCATGCAGTACACCGGACTGAAAGACAAGAACGGAAAGGAAATTTATGAGGGGGATATAATAGAATCCAACGGGTCTAGTTATAAAATTGTGTTTGGATTTGAAGAAGATTCGTGTGTAATATGCTGGCACGCGGAACTTATAAATAATGAAAATGTTACATGGCCTCTTGGGTTTTCTGATTACGATTCACATAAAAATAAATACATTCAAGTCATCGGTAACATTTATGAGAACCCCGAATTATTTTAACCCCCTCTCAAAGCGTGAGGGGAATGGACAGGAAAAAATTAACACCATGACTTGGGAACAAAAAACAGAAATGATACGGCAGTGCAATAAGGGAAATTACACCGATGCAACGCAACTGTTTTACGATAACATTTCAACGGCAGACGAGCAGGCATTTGATATGTTCACTACTGGATTGGAATTAACACCAAAAGTTATTCGCAATGACATCGAACTGCATAATAAAATTGTAGAAGTAATTAAAACAAAAACATCTAGTTCATTTAGAACAGCCATGAGAATGGCATACTATGAACAATTAGTTGAAGACTCTAACCTCCCACCCTCAAACACCGAAGCGAAATGAGCGATGAAAAACAATCACCAATAATTAGAACATCAACCTATACTGTTGAACTTTATGAACATGAAGATGGCAACGTTTCAATGAAACGAACTAATGATGGTTTTAATTCAATTGAATTACTTGGAGTGCTGCAATTAACTCAATTAGAAATCTTACAACAAATACAAGGTAGTATTAAACCTTCTAAAATCGAACGAAATTTAATTGATCCTAAACCCCCAACCCCATGAGCGACCAAAATACCATGACTAAACTACAAATCAAATCAATTTCAGGGCGACTGTTATTTGAACATGAGTGTGAAAACAACACATTTAAAATTACCATTGAAAAAGCGATTGCTAGTTCTGCCAACCTGCGTTATGCCGACCTGAGTTCTGCCAACCTGCGTTCTGCCGACCTGCGTTCTGCCAACCTTCGTTCTGCCGACCTTCGTTCTGCCGACCTTAGTTCTGCCGACCTTCGTTCTGCCGACCTTCGTTCTGCCGACCTGCGTTATGCCGACCTTCGTTCTGCCGACCTGCGTTCTGCCGACCTGCGTTCTGCCAACCTTGATAAAAAGTATATTCAAATTGGTTGTATTGGGTCATCAAAAAGAATGACTACATATTGTTTTGAAGATGATAAAGTCTGGTGCGGTTGTTTTACTGGCACATTGGATGAATTTGAAAAACAAGTGAATGAAACCCACAAGGATAATAAGCAATATTTGAAAGAATATTTAGGATTTATTAACTATTTAAAATCATTAAAATGAGCGACCAAAATAACGAGCCGAGGCGTAAAATGAAATCATCACAGACTTATGTGGATGAATTAAAGCAATATGGCATTACCGATGAAATAGGTTATATCAATGCAGCAATGCAGGGTTATGCGCAGCAGTGGATTGACCTATATCAAGAACGGTTGCGCCTCGTAGCTGAACCGCTGGAGGCTGAAGTGGAACGGTTGAATACACAAAATCAAGTCATGGTGGAAGGTGCTGAAATTGATGCACACTCTATTCATGAATTGCAACAAGAGAATGAGAAATTGAAACGAATAAATAAGGAATTGAATAGGCAGGTAATTGGCACTGATGAAGACATATACTATTGTGGTGAATGTAAACAACCAATGGAAATAGTTAGACCCGGCAAACATATCTGCAACAATTCTGAATGCAAATTAAACAACTAACCCATGACAGAACTACAAAAGTGGATTAACCAATCCCAAATACAAGAGGCTGAAATACTAAAACTAAAAGCGGAGGTGGACAGGTTGAAGGGGGAGAATCTTGAGTTGTTTAATGAATTAGAACTGTACAAAAATCCACCAATGATGCCACAAGATAACCCATCAGAATACTAACCCCTAACCCCACGCAAGAATGAAAGGATTTAAATGTTGGCTGTTTGGCCATAAATATAAAGTAGTTATTAAATATGATGATAATGTTCAGAAATTAACCTGTACAAAATGTCATAAAATGTTTGGCATAAATCACCAAGTTAGGGCAATTATTGATTGGGATGCTGACCTTGAAAACACAATGAAACTAATTTATCCCAACCACCCACACGCCTTGAACGGAAATTGTAAATTAAATGAAAAAGAAAAGACTAATTCATAAAACACTGGACTTCTTGTTAAGGTTAATTCCAGAGCCATCAGATGATAGTTGCCCTCATTGTGGTTACTACTGCAATTGTAATTCTGCATATTGCTTACCACCAGATGATAAACCTAAACAAGAAAAATTTTATCATCCTACTACTGGTTATTGTGGAACAAAATCAGACATGGATACTTACATAATTAATCGTGAACGAAAATTAAAAGACGAATAACCCACCATGAAAAGAGCAGAAATTAAACAAGCGGTATTTGAAGCAATCGGTGAAGCCTCCACAACTTGGAGTGAAGCACACGGTAATAAAGTATTTGATTCCTCCCATGCAGAACGTATATGCAATGAACTGATGGCTAAGATTGAAGCCTACGCCAAGCAATCCCACCCCGCACCGAGCGAGGACTGGGTGGAGGAAGTTGTAAAGATTGTAATTGATGCACCATTTGTTACACATCTCAGGAATTTAACAATTTTAGATAAATTAAGAAAACAACTCGCATCGGTGAGCCTGCCTGGGGTGGATAAGCCTGAAATAACCTTTATAGATTATGCTCCCGACATCAAATCAGTCATGTTGGTAAAAGATTGTAGATGTCAATGTGGTGATAAAATAATAGGCGAAACGGTAGCATGGGTTTGTAATATCTGTGCTGGATATGTTAGTGAATATAAGTCAACGATGGTGGATTTAGCGAAATTGGAACAACTAAAAAAGGATAATGAATACGAGATTAAGCGAGTCTATGCAATGCTAACTCATCAACGTGAAGTGAATCAGAACTTACAAATCGCAATGATTTTGGCAAATAAAAAAAATGAGCAGTTACTAAAAGAAAATGAATCGTTGACTGGACTTAAAAAGTCAGATATAACCGATAAGGAATACAGACAATTAATCAAGAATTTATATCCCCAAAAATGAGCACAACAAAAAATAAAGAAAAGCTAATTAAACTGATTGAGTGCTATGATGGCTATAAGGGTGATTATGAAGATGGACTCGATGCATTATCTTTTCAGGAGTTAATTCAAATACTTGATTACAAATTCCGGCATGATATGGGACTTGAATTAAAATTAGTACAAATTGAACCATTGAAACAACACAACCGAAACTAGACACCCGCCTCGATGACGGGACGCTTAAAATTGTAGGGGATTAATATACCTCCACAACCTGACCTGCCTCCAACCGAATCCTGAGCGACTTATCCCCACTAACCTTCTCAGTCTGGTTACGATCAACCTTACCCCCTGGAATCACGTATCTAATCTTAGGGGCTTTCCCATCTTCATGTGAGAAGTGCCGAGTGCCTTGTAGGAAGTCATCAATATAAATAGATCCAGCACCACTACACCGGATGATAGCGTTAAACCGATACAAACGATACGTCCAGCCGTTCCATGCAGGGATGGTGTCAACTAATGCCGAACCATTCATCACAGTTCCAAGTGATCCGGCGTTCTTAATCAAGAAGCCGGTACTGATGCCGTTCCATAGGGTGGTACCCTTTAGTCTGTTCTCCT